CGTAAATGTAAGCCCTTGGGCTTCATCGTTACAGACGCATCACCCCAGCAATGTGGTGGTCCGTCCGACTCTCACGAAAGCCTGACGTTGTGTCAGGCTAGGTTGAGACCTTCCGAGGAGGAGAAAACTCCCCCCCGTCGGGTGCGATTTGGTCGAGGATCGTCCTCGAGTTTGTCGCAAACCTCGACAACCAATCTTTTCGATTGATTCCCGAGGAAAAGTCGCGTACACCTATGTTAACAAGGTGAAGCACGACTTTCGTCAAAGGGTCTCCCATTAGGACACCCCTTGACAAGGTAATCACGCGGACATTTTCTCTGTCCGTCGGGTCACCAATTTCGCGAAAGAAACCGCTAGCAGCGAATTCGACGCGTCGAGGTTTGTAGCACGTTGCACGTACTATGCCTCGTAAAACGGGTGGAATGCCGACTTTGATCATCCACTCGTTTCCGATTATGTCCGCCACTTCGTGGTGAAGAAAATCGGTTGCGGTTTCGTAGTCTGTCGAGAGGCAGAACACGTCCGTATATCGCCTTGTTACGATTTTTGTGACAGGGTCGACGGTGGTTGATGAGACTTGTGCCTCATGAAACACCGCTTCAGCAAGTTCACCGTAAAACAGTGACTTGAAGAAATTCCAACCGTGGGCTTCTTTTCCCATGCCGGAAGAACTGCTCTCGACCCCTTTTTGAAGGGGCCAGGAACAGAGCGCATTGACGACGTCTAAAACGACTTTCAATGACGCGTGACCCTTGGTGACGCTTCGTGCCTTACCAGGTTCACTTACGACGACGATCGAGACTGTTTTAAGAGTCTCGAGAGGCGTCGCGAGTGTCTCTTCCAGCGCACGCCAGAAGATGTACTCGCCAGGTGTGCAATCTGAGAGAAATTTCTCGGACTCAACCTTACCAGTGTCCAGGTCGATAATTCGACAAGGGCGACCGATGGTACCTTCAAAAACCATGTCTTGCACGGCTTGTGTGGTACCTCCCTCGATTCTCGTGCGTTCATAACATGAGCTCGAGGTTGCGCTTATCCCTGCCTTCGTTTGAAGGCCGGTAAAGGCTTCGTTGGGAATCCTGCTCATTAAATTGCGGGTTGTCCCACGGATCAAGGCACGTTCCACTTCTTCAAGTGGGGCGGGCTTGTCCATCACGGTCTGAATGAACTTCAGTTTCGTCTGGATTGCCACGAGAGGCGGGGGTGAACCCGCGCCCCTCGTTTGGTTCAAAGTTCCGCGCACTCTTAATCGAATGTGCGGGTCTTTGATTTCGAGGTAACTTTCGTAACTTTTACGAAAGATCTCGAGAAATGGGTTCGTCATTGGCAAACGCATTTCCAAGAGCTCAGAGAGACTGCCATTATTGGCGGCCTCCTTGAACGACTGCCTAGTCGCCTTAAGTTGCGAGTAAGCCGTCTTGACGGTTGAGAGCGAAATGTTTTCGATCTCTCCGTCGATGAACTCGTCCCCGATGAGGTGCGAGATACATCCGAGTATGAAGCGGTCAAATTTTGACCAGTTCCAGATCTCGTTCGGGAATGCCAGGTATCTTTGCTGGAAAATCCCGTCAACGGTCAGTAAGAGTTGTGAAAACCTTACTGAGCGCTTCTTCGTGTCTCGCGGCGCATAGTCGCGAGTCCCGTAGATTCTGCAGATTGTCTCTTTATTCCAGAGAGGATCGTGCCTACCCAAGAGCATGTATCTGATACGTGACTTGAGTCTCTTGGCCCAGACGTGCTCAATGCACGTCTTGTCAAGGCAGAACTCTTTGAGGAGATGTCCCCAGTGAGTCTTGTTGAAGATGACGTGCTCTCGCACATCAATACTTCGAATGTCGGAGAACGGCACTCCTGCCGATCTCCGACCAGTCCACTTCTTGCCTAACAGGCGGGAGGGGATCGGGTCGGTAAGCCTGACTACGTCGGCTTCCCACGCATACACGGTTGGCTTGTCTTTCGACATAGTCTCCGCGTAGACGAGTGCGGCATTTATTTCAAATGCGTCCTCGTAAACGATCCTGCTGCCGTGGTATTTTTCACGGCCGCGCTCGTAATCGGTGTTTTCGAGTTCGAATTCACCGGAGTCGGTCTCGGGGTCTGAAATTTCAGACTCGGATTCCGGTCTTTCGTTTACGGTTTTCATATCGTACTCGAAAGATGCGTCCAGCCTCATCGCCCTTTCTTCGATGAGACTGTTCTCGATCTTTATGCTCGACATTGCCGAGGATAAAGCTGACACTTGGCTGGCCGAGATAAACTCGCCCCACCTCATGTGTGACGGATCACGCTGGTATTTTTCCCAGGATGAACCCGTACTCATTTCAATGTCGAAGCCGGCACTGATGAGATCTTCCCGGTTTCTCCATACAGATGGAGATCCGGGTTTGCGAAGCAAGGTGCAACTTGGCACCTGCTTTGCGGACACGTGAACGGCCCTCTTCTTGAGGATTCCGATCAAACGATCCGACACTTGCCTTGAATGGTTAGAACCATCGATTGCAAAGTGATACACCGCGTCGTTCAGAGCTCTTCTGATCGTCGGGGGTACCGGGGGATAAGCGATATTATAGTCGTTCATTCTCCGTTTACTTTAATG